GTTCTGCGTTTCGGCGGACGCGGCGAACTGGCCCCATTGGGTTGTGTCCATAAGGGCGTACTTGAGCGAAACGCCGAGTGCGGAAGCCGCCGCGACAACATTGATGAAGTCCGTGATGGGGGTGGTTGTGGAAGCCGTCGCGCCCCAAACCACCGCCGCGTACTTCTTGTTTGTCGAGGGCATACCGAAGTCGATTGCCGCCTCGGTAACAATCCCGTCGTTCGTGGATTTCGAGAGCGTGAGATACGGGTAAGACAGAATCTTGAGCGCGAGCCACTCCATCCGCGCCTGAACGCTGTCGTACACGAAATCGACATCGTTAAAAACGAGGTCGAGGATGGCTTTCTGGTCGGGCGTAGCCATCGCCTTCAACACATTGTAGGTGTTGATGTCCGTTTCCTTCATGTCACGCTTGACACGAATCGCGGGGATGTCTCCGGTGAGCTTGGAGACGACCTTGCGTTTCTTGATGGGGGCGGAGGCGTTGTACGCAACGATGTCCGCCGCCACGGGGTTCCCCTTCGAGCCGATAAGGGACTCGTACGTAAGGAACGGCGTGGTCTTCGGGGGGAAGAAATCGGGCCAGAAGTTCGGCGGGGTCGGTCTGTTTTGCAGATACCCCGCGAGAGACTTCTTGTTGATTTCTTTGAGCAAACTGTATTCCATATGAAGACTCCAGATTTTCAGCGTTTCAGGTTTTCCCGCCACTACTTAACGGGGCCGTCTGGTCGTGTTTATGCCCACCGGATACGTGCCGTGAGCGCCGTCTTGTCGGCGTCGAGAACGTACAGCGGGAGCAGGGATTCGTTCACCGTGCCGCGAACGACCGCGCCAGCCGCCACGTTGTAGATGGTGGACAGGTCATCGTTCCGCACTTCCACGTTATCCCGAAGGATGGCCCCGGCGACATATTTCGCCGTCCTGTAGCCGGATGTCGCCGTGGAGCGGGTCGCGCACCGGAGAATCTTCGTCGCCGTGGCGAGAGCGCCGATTGCCGTTCCGGTGACGATGGTATCCGTGGTAGCCGCCGTGTGCGTGATGCTCGAAATGGTCGAGGACGTGTACCCGTTCTCTTTGGCGATGTACTCGCCGACCTTGAACAGATGCCCCGGCCCGACCGTGATGCTGACGTTCGCGGTCTGCGTCTTGGTGGATTTCGCAACCTTCACGGGGTTGAATAGTCCGGAAGTCGTGGTCGATTCGCACAGAAGCGTACCGGCCTTGACCTCCTTCACGTCGGAAGGGATGTCCTTGACGCTGATGGTCACGCCACCCGGAATGTCCTCAAGGATTTTGAGGAAAATCGGGTTATACGCGGTTTCGGTGGTTTTCTTTACGTTCATGTGGTGTTACCCTTTCCTGTTCTTGGCAATTTGCTGTGAGGCAAGTCCGCCGCCCGGACTGCCCGACGGGACGCGGGACTTTGCGAAGTCGATGACTGCCGCCTCTGTAGCGGACGATGCGCGGCTCCCGGCTCCCGGTATGCCGCCTTCGGCGAGGATTTTGTCATTGATGGCCTGACGTTCGGAAAGCATGATGCCCTTGAGGTCTTCGACCTGTGCATTGATGGCATCCTCTGTGTCCCCGGTGATGTACGGGAGAAACCGTTCGGGGATTTCAGCGGCTTTCAACGCGGCTTTTACGATGCTTTCCCTTGACGCCTTCGTGTTCTCCGCTTTGAGCGATTTGACTTCTTCGGTGAGCGACTTCACGAGGTTATGCAGTTCGGCAAGTTCGGGGGGTAGCGTCGTGTCTTTCTTCTCCGTTCCTTCACCCGCCTTGCTCTTCGCGTCAGCCCCTTCGCGCTCACGTTTGTCCTTCTCGTCTCGGTGCTTGAGCGCCTGATTCACCCTCGAATCCACAACCGACTCGATGACCTTATCGAGCGTTTCCTTGAGTCCGAGGGGTTTGAGCGCCTCGGAAATCTTTTCGATGTCGAGTTCCCGCTTGAGTTTTTTCACCGCGTCCGGAATGTGAGCTTCGGACGTGACCGAAATCCTCGTGTGCAGTTCCTCATCAAGCCCTGCTTCCTTGAGTGCTTGTCGAATGAGAGTTTCCATACTACTCCTTTGTGCAATAAAAAAACCGGATGCTAACAAGCACCCGGTTTTTCCGTTTGTGGTGGTGTTTTATAAAGCTATCTTATTGTCTCGGTTCTCTCTACATAGTCCAACTCTCCGTTTTTTATATGCAGAGTGATTTTGCCGTAAAAGCCCTTCCCGCCGTCCGCTCTAATGGTCGCTCGCCTTGCTTCTGCGAGAAGTTTTTTGACCAGTTCGTTTATCGGTGTGTCTGCCATAGCAAAATGATATGTTGTGGTATCAATTTTGTCAAGCGTTTTCTTCAAAAAGTGACCGTAAACGCTCTTTTTTCACGAAGATATAATCAACGTACTGCGCCACGTTCTCAACGCTCCGTGTCGAGATTTGGAACACCGTGAAGCCGATACGGGAAAAATACTCAATCATTTCCGGTATGCTGTGGGCCTCGTCAACGATTTGGAGCCTTTCAGGAAACCTCTCGCGTGTCCATTCGATATACTCGCCGTTTGGAACGCTCGCGTAAATTACTGTGTTCCGGTGCGAATTTGCCCGTATCGTACCAAGCAGGGCGGGAAGTTTTCCGCTTGGAATATGCTCGAATACATCGCAAAGACATATGACATCGTAAGGCTTTTCTCCACAGAAATCAGTCGCGTCCCCATGCCTGTACCTGACTCGCTCGTGGGCATTTATCAGCTTGGCCCGCGCAATGTTCGCCGGTGAAATATCAACAGCATCTACCGTTGCACCACATCGAGCCATATAAACGCTTGTGATGCCTGTTCCGCAACCGAGGTCAAGGACACGCGGGGACCCGACTGATTCGCAAATATTCTTCAGCGTTGCGAGTATCGCATGATGTCGATTGCGGACAATGCTTAATGCTTCGGTCATGCCGTCATAAAACCGTGAGATTTCTTCCGTCGTCATAACGCATCAAAAACCTTTCTGAACGATTCGGTTTGGCTTTGGAGCGTCCAGCCATGACGCTCAACATAATCCCTGCAATAGCCGCCAGTTAGACCTCCTTCCTGCCCGATAATCATTTCAACCGCCTCATCGACCGTTAAATACAGCATGTCGTCATCGTACTGATGTTCAGCACCGTAAAAGCTATGAATTACCGGCGGGATGCCGCGAGCCATCGCCTCTATGATGCTGACGCAATGCCCTTCCTGCAAACTCGAATGGAGAAGCGTATTTTTGCCACGATAAAACTCGTTCATGTCTGGAACATGCCCATAAAAAAGCACGTTCTCTTCGAGGCCCATCTTGTCTACGGTCTGCTTGAGATAAAGACCAAATCGCGGGTCTTGAATTTCGCCCGCAATATGGAGCCTGTACCGGGAATCATGCCGAACGAGTTTTTCGATAATTTGCAGGAGCATCGCGGGGTTCTTCTTGTAGCTTACAGCGCCGACCGCCGCAATCTCAAAACCGGGGTCAGGAGACAAGAGGGGGATGGTGTTCAGGTCAACGCCGTTCGGGATGACCTCGGTGTTCACGCCTTCAAAGTTGACTATGGTGCGAAAATGCCCGCCGACGAGAATAACGCGGTCAACCTGTGTCAGCGGGATTTGAGCCAGATATCCGGCGAACGCTTCGTATGAGTGCATCCGCACGACGGTCTTCTTGTTGGCGTGGAGAGCGTGGGGGACTCCAGAGATAGCGGACTCATTTGCCCACTCGAAGAAAGCTATGTCGCACCATTCCACGGCCCGCTTGATGTCGTCCAGACTGCTGACGAGAAAAACCCTGGCCTCGTAACATGGGCCGAGTCGTTCAGCCCATTGAAGAAAGCCGTCAAGCCCCGGAAGGCATATTATCGCCACTCTTCGCTTTGAACCGTATTCCATTGTCGCCTCTGTATGGAGAGTCATGCCGCACTTGACTTGATTTCAAGACTGCCGGGATACCACTTGGAAACGCTTCGCAGGTTATTCTGTTCTTGTGAAGGCGGGCGCAACGATAACACGTAACATCAACATTGCCAACGGCTTTGAGCAGTACGTCAAGCTCGTATTCTTCGAGATTCAGCATGGCTTCGCTCTCCACCACAAATATCGCCATTAATACCGGTAGGAAACAAGCAAATTATTTGCTTTTCCCCACGAGACGCGGGGCTGTCCCCTTCGGCACGTTCGTATCGTAATGCACCCAAGATTTCGCCATTCCGCGTATCGCCTCAAACGTCCTGAAATTCTTGTCCTCGTTCGTAACGATAAATGCGGGGTCAACAAAACGCCCATCTTTCGGGTCAAGAAACCGACCGACCGCACGGGCAACAGCCTCTTCCATCGGAAGGTCTGCGTAAGCCATTCGGACAGAATACCCTTCCTTCTCGTATTTCTTGACAATGCCTTCTGTTTTCTTCAAGTTGTTCATAGTGCCATCGAATAGCACGCTTTTCCGCTCGGCGATTGCGCGGTTCTGGATTTCGCTCACGATGTCCCCGGCCTCGCCATGATAAAACGACGCCCGCCACCCCAACGACTTGAAGCCGTCGTTTTCTGCGAGCATCACTTTCACCGCATCGCTGTCGATATGGACGAACGACTCTTTCCATCCGGGGAAAGCGAAATCGAGCATCGTGCTTTTCCCGCTCCCCGGATACCCGCCGGTCATAAGCAATTCGGGCTTCGTGGTGGATGGAATTTTGTTAATAAAGCTGTCGATGATTTTCTGGTGCAGTTCGTCCCGCGTTCTTGTGTATACGCCATCGACCTGATTGAGCCGCCTCGACACCTCAATAATCTCGTCGCCATACTTGTTTATGAGCCGCGCCTGTTGCGCCCGTGCCGAAATGATTTTCTCGTATATCGCTTCCCGCGTCATGCCGTACCGCGCAAGTACCTGTTTCGCGCCGGGACAGTCGAGCATCATCCCTGTTTGGTACATGGCGCGGGCCATGTCAGACGCTCCCCATCGCTCAAGCATGTACTGGCTCGAACGCTGAAACCGTTCAGCAATCCGTGGGTCGCCCGGAGTCGCATAAGGATTCACGAGGATTTTCGGCTGTACGACATCCCGCTTGAGTACGCCGTTGGTGAAGTTGTTCCGCCAGAAATACGGGGGATTTCGGTTCAATTTCGCGGCGTTTCTGGCAAGGTACGCCTCCGCTTTCCGGGGGATTGCCCGGATATACCGGCGATTGTCCACACGACCCGTCTTGAAGTATTTGATGATTTCGGGCCGCGAGAGCATGACGCTGGTCGTGTAACATAAGCACCTCGGATGCCAGCCGTCGAACCAGTAGCCGACCGGATACTCGCCAGCCATCGCATCGCAGATGTCCGGCTCCGGGTGTGCGTTGCTCAAGTGAATCTCGATGCCGACGACGAAAGGCAACTGTTGTCTGCGGAGCGAGTCAGCAGAACGGTACGCCATATTTGTTTCGGTAGCCGCGAGCCGTAGGGCATCCTGGTAACTCGACCGGTACACGCCGGGGCCGGGATGATATGCTTTCGCGGCCTCGCTTAAAACCAACCGCCCCTTGTCGTCGCGTATCCGATGAAACGCCTTATCAGGCTCCTTGAGCAGAAACCTTACGTCCTCTGCAATCTTCGTCGCGGCCCGCCCCTGAATAATGCCAGAGCCGACATAGGTTTCGAGTAGCGCCTTGTTCTGGCCCGTAAAGTTCCAGACACGTTCCGACAGGTTCATGCCGTTCATCTTTCTGGCGATGAACGATTCGAGAGCGCCAAGATTGAGGACGCTCATAGATTCCATCGCCACCGGAGCAACGGGGATTCCTCTTACAACACTCTTTACGAGTTCGTCGTTTTTCTCGTTTGCGAGTGCCCATTGCTCCCTGACGGCGTTTGTGATAGTCTGCTTCATGTTTTCCCTAAGCGATGCAAGGGCGGCGTTTATCTGCCTTTGCATCGCTTTACCACGTAGGGAAGAAACGCTCATGGCTATCTGTTCAGCCGCCTTGTCGAGCATTTCGGCGATGTCCTCGTTTATCCGCAGAATATCGGCGATATGTTTTACCTCAAACTGCCGCTCGATGGTATTCACGGTATGAACGACTCCGCAATGGACATCGTGGGTTTCTCTTTCGAGAGCCGGGAGATTTCCGCGTCGGCGTCCTCGACGAATGGGATATTTTTGACGGCGGTTTCGGCGCTGATGAGCGGTTCGCCGCCACGGGCCGACGAAAGCATGGTGACAAGCTCCGCCGTGTCTTCAGGGAGAGCAGACATGAACTTCACGCCGACCTCAAGCCTTGAAAGTG